ACTCTTTACGGCACAAGACGAGACAGATGGTCTTGGCAAAGAAGGTGATGTAAAGCAGCCTGGAGTAAGACCACCTAAGTTAGTTATTGTAAATCAACAAGCCTATGGCTTACTACAGCCTAATGACTGGATGGTAGTTAAAGCTACTGAAACAAGTGGTACAGTAGCTAGTGATTGGACTACTTATAGAGCAGCAGTTAGAACAGCAGCTAATGATATGAGAACAAAAATTAATGCAGTATCAGATGTAGATGCTCTTGCAGCACTTTATGTTTATAACGATGCCACACCGCCAGTAAGACCATTGGGTGAGTTTCCTAATGTACCAACATCGTGATTGAAATTTTAGCTATATTTATAGTTTCAAGTATTATTGTTTATTTAAGTTAGGAGAAAATTATGTGGAAAAAAGTTAAAGATTGGTTTATGAGTGGCTATGAAAGAGTCAGAGCTAGAAATAGCAAAGGTCAATACATTAAAGATGATCCTAAAACTAAAAAAAACGAAGCCTATACTTTAAGAAAAAAGAAAAAGTAACATGGCTACTGCTAGAGAGTCATTTGCAAAAATAGCTGCACACGAAAGAGAGTGTACTATTCGATACGAAAACATTGAAAAAAGATTAGATCAAGGACAGGTAAGATTTAACAAATTAGAAAATATGATTTGGGGATTATATGTTTTACTTATAACATCAGGAGTTATAGCAGGTATATTTTCATGAGCAGAGCTAAAAAATCAACAGTAAACAAAGCAGGTAACTATACAAAACCTACTATGCGTAAAAGAATATTTAATCGCATTAAAGCAGGTAGTAAAGGTGGTGGAGCTGGTCAATGGTCTGCTCGTAAAGCACAAATGTTAGCTAAAGCATATAAAAAAGCAGGTGGCGGATATAAGTAATGTCTTACTTATACAACAACATACCACATTTTAAATGTTGGGTTCGTAGAGAATATACGCATAATCATCTAAAATATCATGGTGATTTTTTACACGCTATGGCAGTTGGTGTTACAACAATGCCCAATAGATGTTTAAGTTTTCATTTAATATTTACAGGCATAGAAGCTGAAGATGAACCAGAAGATAATATGCATGGTGGAGCTATGTGGGCAAGAATGCCTATTACAGCTTTAGTTGGTGATACTCCTTTTGAAGAATGGGCAGAACCTATGCAAGTTTATGATGCACAACCTTGGGATTGTTCCTCGCATCATAGTTCAGTTTATGTTATTAATAGAGCAACTCCGTGTCCTTGGTTAGTTAAAATAGATGGACAGATGTTTCCAGCAAAATATTACTTTACTGTTGATTATGCTGAAAGTGAAATAGCTGATGATCCTGCACAACACAAAAGCAGTCATGTATTAGAGTTATTAGACGCAGGAAAATGGACAGGAAATATAGTAGCATTGCCAAACAATAGAGTAAGAGTTACTCATCCTGCATGGTTTGAAACAGGCAATAGTGCACCTGACTTTAAACCTTCTCAACATATACACTACTCTAAATCTGATTTAGATTACACATTAGATGTTAATAGAGTTTTTGATAATTTATACAACGAAGGACCAGAAACAGATGAAACTTAATAGACGACAAAAAGAAACTTTGCAAAAACATAGCAAACATCATACAAAAAAACATATGGATGAAATGGTTAAGTCTATGAAAACAGGAGTTAAATTTGGTAATGCTCATAAGAAAGCTCTTAAAAAAGTAGGTAAATAATGCCTCTAAAAAAATCTCAAAGGTCTTTAAAAAAATGGACAGGAGAAAAATGGACAACTCCTAGCGGTAAAAAATCTTCAAAAACTGGTGAAGTTTATGCACCAAAAGCTCAAATAGATAGACTTAAATCAACTTCTAAAGGCAGAAGCAAACTTGCAGCAGCTAACAGAAAAAAAAGACAAGCTACTGCTAAAGGCAAACAACACGCTAGGCATGGTTTACACAAAGGAAAGAAAAGATAATGGAAGAAATACAAACTAAAAAGGTTAGTCTTGAATTAGATATTGATACTAATATTAATAATACAGGTGCAAACCCATATCAAAAATCAATTCATTTAGCTAAAGCAGTAGATGCTTGGCGTATATTTCCACGCTTATTCTTAAGTGTGTATATGTTTTTATTATATTACTCAACTATGTGGTTTATGGATTTACCTGAACCTAGTTTAGAACAATCAGGTCTTATATCTATTATTGTAGGTGCAGGTGCTGCATGGTTTGGTTTATACGCAGGTACTAGCAATAGTTCTAAGTCGTTTAAAGGCGAACAGTAATGTATGAATATTCTTGTGAAGTTAAAAAAATTGTTGATGGCGATACTATTGATGTTGTTCTCGATCTTGGCTTTTCTATTTTACACAAGTGTCGTGTACGTCTATACGGTATTGATACACCTGAATCAAGAACCAGAAATAAAGATGAAAAAGTTAGAGGAAAACTAGCTGCAAAATATTTAGAAGATGCTATTAACAATGGCACTAAAGTAGTTTTACGATCAAAACTAAAAGATTCTAAAGGCAAATATGGTCGTGTATTGGGGGAGGTTGTCGTAGATGATATTAATATTAATGTCTCTATGATAGAAAACTATATGGCTGTTGCATATCATGGACAAAGTAAAAATGATATTGAAGCAGAGCATTTAGTAAATAGAAACAAACTTATAGAACTAGGAGTGTTCACCCCAAATGAAAAATAATATTTACCAGTCAATTATATTTTTAGGAATTATATTTTCTGCAAATGCATTTGCTCAATCATCACAGCAATCTGGAACAGCTTGTGTTAATGGTTCTCAGTATTGTGAAAATAACAGTTTAGATACAGTCAATACAACTACAACTACTAATACTAATTCCAATACTAATACTAATACAAATACAAATACTTCAACTGCGACTAACACAAATAATAATTCTAATACGAATGTTTCTACAAACACTAATACTTCAACAAACACAAACACAAATACAAATCAAAACACAAATGTAAATACAAATGTAAATACTTCTACAGCTAATTCAACTTCAAATAACACTAATACAAATAATAATGTAAACACATCAACTTCTACTTCTACTGTAAATTCAACAGTAAATCAGAATGTTAATAATACAAATAACAGTACATCTAATAACACAAATACAAATACAAATATAAATAAATCTGAATCAGAATCGAATGTACAAACTAATAATGTTAATCAAAATAATAATAATACTAAGTCTGATAACACAAACAGAAACATTAATGAATCCAATAGCACACAGACAATTAATCAAAACATTAAATCTGAAGCTCCCCCTGCATCTGCAATAGCACCATCTATAATGTCTTATTCACAAGACTTATGTACTACTGGTGTATCAGGTGCATTTCAAGGACAAGTATTTGGTTTTTCAGGTGGTAAAACTATTACTGATCAAAACTGTGAAAGACTAAAATTATCTAAATATTTATATGATATGGGAATGAAAGTAGCATCAGTAGCTTTGTTATGCCAAGACGAAAGAGTATTTAAGGCTATGAGAATGGCAGGTACTCCTTGTCCATATGAAGGTAAAATAGGTAAAGAAGCATCAGCAGAATGGGATAAAAATCAATCTAAAAGACCTGATGTTAAAGATGCTGAAAAAGAATACATAGCTAAATGTACACATGAAGCTAATCCAAACAGATCAAAAATAAATAAAGATGTTGTAGGTTTAGTTAAAAAAACTTACACAAGAAAAACTAAAACTACGAAACAATGCAAAAAAGAATTTTATGCTACGCAATAGCGTGTCTATTTAGCGTTAATGTTTTAAGTCAATATACCTATGAATCAGGACAAGACTTATATCATTTACAAACAAACGCTAATAGTTTTAATGGTGAGTTAGCATATGAGGTAGTAGATGATGGTATTAGTCCTGCAATTGATCTTTCTTTTAATTTTACTTTTTATGGCACTACATTTACACAAGCACGGATGGCAACGAATGGATGCCTTCATTTTGGTAATAGTGGCAGCTATTGTAATGACTATACTCCTGACCCTATTAACGGACAGCACACCTATACCATATACCCTTTCTGGACTGATTTAATTAGAGACAGCAATTCTCGTATGAAGTCTTGGGGAGACTCAGGCAAAATGATCTTTGGTTGGTACGACATGAGGGAGTACAACAGAAGTAATACAGACAATAGCTTTGAAGTAATACTTTGGAACAATAACTCTTTTGACATACGCTATGGTGCATTAGAAATTATTAATCATGATGTTTTAATTGGCGAAGTAGGTTCTAGCAAAGAAAATTCATATACTTATTATTACCACGATGAATGTTCTACTGGCACTACTAATAGTTCTAGTTGTGTAAATACTAATTGGAACAATACAACTATAAATACAACACTAGAAAATGGTGGCTCTTTATATGGTTCAGGAAGTGGCAATGGTCCTGACTGTAGTAATCCATTAAATGATTCTAGCTGTTCAGGTTATGCAGATGCTTTATTAACACAGCAATGTAATATCACTCAGCTTTATAGTCAGTCATGCCCTAACTATTGGGATGCTTATGATGATCAACAATGTGCTGATGATCCACAATATGCTCCATTTTGCCAAGGTTACCAACAAGAGGAATCAGTTGCTTTCTTTGATGATCGTAATGTTGATTATGGTTTTGTAGATGAACAAGAACAGTTTGCTACTGGAATATTTATAGAAGATGATCATCACGATAATCATGGATTTGAAGAACAATTTACAATAATAGAAATATTTGAAGAAGAAATGTTTACACCTTTTGAAGAATTTGGTGGCGATAACTTTGAAGAATTTTTTGGTAATCCAGAACCTGAAGAATTAATTATATTTTTTGAACTTGAGCCTTTACCTTTTATAGATGATTTCAGACCACATCATGATGAACCATTTCATCATCAAGACGAAGTTTTGTTAGATGAGTTTATATTTCAAGAAACATTTTTAGTAGAAGATTACAGCGAACCTGAAACATTTATAGAATTTAACTCTATCAATGAATTAGAAGAATGGTTTGAAGAAGAAACCAATGAACACTTTGAAGAAAGACCAGAAGAAAGACTTGCTGATCTTGATGAACCTGAAGAAGAATTTATAGAAGAAATATTTGAAGAAGAAGCTGTAGAAGAAATCTTTGAGGAAATAGAAGAACGACAAGAAATCATGGAAGAAGAAAGAATAGCCGAGAGACAAGAAGAAGAAAGAGAAGAAACCTTTGATGAAGTAGAAGAAGAATTTGCAGCAGTAGAATCTGATACACCTACAGGCAAAAATAAATTAATGACTGTAGCTCTTAATGTAGTACGAGCAGGAGTACAAACAGCAACTAATAGCTACTCACAAGCCTCTGGTGGCTCTCAAACAAATAATACATCTAACAATGCCTCTAGCAATAATGTAGCCACAGGAGGCAGTACAGCATCTAGTGGTGGTATAAGCACTTCTAGTAGTCCTAGTGCATCAGATCAGTTTGCAAGTGCAACACAACAAACAAATCAAGTTTTATCTATGCAAAGTGATGTAGGTGGCTCTAATAGTATGTCCATGTCTATAACACCATTGCCTACTTTTGATAATGCAGCATCTATGGTTGTAGCTGATGTGCAAGTACAGAATGTTCAAGGTGAGATTGATACCGCATCTTCAGGCGTTATGACAGCTTCAGAAGCAGATCAAATAGCAGATAAAATAATTGCAGCAAACATAGAAGCACAGCAAGAAGAAATAGAAGAAGAACAACAAGAAACAGGCAAGTATGGAGATGAATCTAAACTTATAGCACTCATAGGTTATGTTCCTGCTTTTAATAACTATTCACAAACAAGCGTACCTGATGCAACAACTTGGTACAGTAGCTCTGATATATATACTTCTGCTACACTAGATGATAATACCAGTGCTTTTTATGGACTGGTAAATGATAATTTAACAGGTTTGAGTCAAATGATTGATGACCAACCTAATATGTGGAGATAATTATGGATTGGTTTCAAAGCAAAACAGGACAACTTATAGCTTTAGCAACAATAGTTTCTACTCTAGCAGGATTTGGATGGACTGGAGCACAGTATGTTAATCGTATTACTAACCTAGAAGCTAAAATAGGTGGGTTAGGTGAAACAGAAAACGAAATGAAAGTAATTGAAGAACGCTTTGCATCTATAGAAACATCTGTACAGTTTTTAGAAAAAGAAATAGATGGTATTTCTGTTCCTGATGTAACTGAAATTAAAACAGACATTGCTACTATTAAAGCTGATTTACAAGGTTTAGAAAAAGATTTAAGTAAATTAGAAAATAAAGACGATAATCCGTTGAATGGCTAATGAGTAGAATTTTATTAGGTGTACTTGCAATACTAGGTCTATTTACTTTTTTTCTTTGGAATGAAAACTCTAGACTAGCAGAACTTAATCAAGCATTTGAATTAAGAGATCAAGAACAAAAAGAAGCTATTAAAACTTTGCAAGAAGATTTTAAAACGCAATCAGAAGGTTTATTAGAAATACAAAAAAGAAACAACGAAATACAATTAGAAATGACTCGTTATCTTGATATATTTAAAAGACATAATTTAACTAAATTAGCTATTGCTAAACCTAATTTAATTGAAACAAGGGTAAACAATGGAACAAAAAAAGTATTTGATAGCATCGAAGAAGTTAGCAGGACTATTGATGGTCTTGACGATAATCTCCAGTTGCAGTCTGTTTCCGAGTAGACAGCAAGTAGAAATTATTTCTAAACCTATAGAGCGATCTATAGCACAACCAGTTATGCCTCGTGAAATATCATTAAATGACCCTTACTGGTATGTTGTTTCAGATAAAAACTTAGATGAGTTTCTTACACGAATAGAAAAAGAAAGTGGTAATGTTGTATTTCTTGCAATGTCAGTACCTGACTACGAGTTAATGGCATACAACACACAAGAATTAAAACGCTATATAAGTGAGTTACAAGAGGTAGTTGTATATTATAGAAAGGTTACTACACCACAGGGGAACAAATGAACATATCACAAGAAGGAATATCGCTTATAAAAAAGTTTGAAGGCTGTAAGCTAGAGGCATATAAATGTGCTGCAGGTGTATGGACTATTGGTTATGGTCATACCAAAGATGTTAAAGAAGGAAACTCTATAACTAAAGAAGATGCAGAATCTATGTTAGTGCATGAGTTACAAGAATATTGTAGTGATGTAGATATAGCAGTTAAGGTAGATTTAAAACAAAATGAATTTGATTCTTTAGTTTCTTGGACGTACAACTTAGGACCAACAAATTTAAACTCTAGCACTA